TAAAGGGTTCTTTAAAAATGCCCCAAACCCTCCACTACCCTCCGAAAGAGGTATATTATGAAAAAATACGATTTCAGCAATCCACAGGTATTTGAACAGCTTGAAGATAAGGCTATTGACGGTCAGCTTGATTATACCGACTATCCGCCTGCCGAATACAAATACTTTTCAAAACTTGCAAAACTCGGTTACAACAACCGCCACAAGGGGTGGGATATGATTACTTGCCTGAAACTTCAACAGGAATTGCAGAGTGAGTAAAGACAGTACAACGATGAGGGCGAGGAGTATTTAAGACTGTGTACGAGAATACAGGACAATATAAAGAAATCCGCCGATCTCGTTCGCAAGATGTACAAGCAGGCGGCAACCAAAGACGAAATGCTAAGCCTTGCGTTGCAGACGATAGAGCTATTAACAAATGAGAACGGATTTGTTAAAAGAATAAGCGAAAAGGTAAGGGAGATGAAACAATGAAACAACAGGCAATCTGCGAATTATGTATGCAAGCATTTGAAAAAAGAAGTGCAAATCAAAAATACTGCACCGAGTGCGGTGTTGAAATGAGGAAACAACAGCACAGAGAAATTATCAAAAACAGCAAATTAAGAAAAACAGCCGCACGCAATTACAATAAACCCGATACACTCGAAGAAAAGTGCAAGAAAATCAATTTGTACAATAAGCAACACGGCACGCATTACAGCTACGGTGAATACACAGCCCTTGAGAGGCTTGGAAGAATTTAAGGAGGATAAAGAAAATGATTGATTGTTCAAAAACTAAAAATTACTTGACGGAGTGGCGAAGAATGACTAAACAACGGAAGGACGGAGGATGCGAACTTAACTGTGTAGATTGCCCTCTGGACGGTTCAAATAATAGCATAGATGTTCCATGTTCGGTCCTTGAAACGAATTATCCCGAAAAAGCAATCGAAATCGTTCAGAAGTGGAGCGATGAGCATCCACAGAAGACTTACTTAAGTGAGTTTTTAAAAAACTATCCGAATGCTCCTCTTGTTCACGATGGAACACCTGAAATATGCCTTCGAAAGTTGGGCTTGACAGATATAAAGACTTGTAGAGTAGGCGGCTGCGTAGAATGTTGGAATCAGCCTATTGAGGAGAGTGAGAGTAAATGAAACTTAGACAGGAAATTCATAACACTCGTGACATGATTGATGGTGCACTCAATCGCATTATGGTCACGGACGATATAGAAGAGATAAGAAGATTGACATATTATTTATTTCTCAGCATAAATGACCTTATCCGCAAAAATCAACAAAGAATTGCTAAATCGTGGAGAGGTGAAGAAAATGACTAAAACCTTTTGCAACAAGTGCGGATTGCAATACTCAAGTTATTGCGTTGATTGCATATATGTAAAAACAGGACTTAACTTAAACGATGAAGAATATCACGAGATTTTGAAATTAAGGAGTGATACAAAATGAAAGTCTATCATTGCGACGCTTGCAGAAAAGCGTTTAAAGAAAAAGAAATGCGTATAACCTTTTGGGTCAAAGCTACGCAAGGGCACAAAATCAAACCTGTTAAGTTAGACATATGTTACAGCTGTTATAGGGGATTACAGTCACTTGCAGAGAACAAGGAGGAGGTGATGAGTAATGACTCTTGACGAATTAAAAGCTGAAATATCCGAACGCATAGAAAGTGAACAGGAAAAGTTGAACAGGCTTAACGACAGAAAAAGTCGAAAAGACAAGCATTATTACATAAGCGAGGGAATGCTGATTGCATTTCAAATTGTGGCTGATTATCTTGATGATTTGGAGGTGATAATTTGACTGCAAAAGAATATTTACGAAACATTAGAGATTTACATTTGGATATTATTGCAAAAGAAAAAGATTTAGCAGAACTTAAGCAGCAGGCAAAATCACTTCAAAACACAGCTTTGACAGAGCGTGTACAAAGTAGTAAGTCTAATTCAAGTAATCAAACTATTGATGAGGTAATTGATATTGAAAACCTGTTAATCAATAATAAAACAATGTGTAATAAATTAATGATATCGGCATATAAAATCATAATCCAAATTTCAGAAGAAAAATATCGCCGTGTTCTTATAGAATACTATTTTAATTGTCGTACTTGGAGTGATGTATCAGATGTTATGCACTTAAATAAGCGCTGGGTGTTTAGACTTCACGGCAGAGCTTTGCAAGAATTTGAAAAAAAATTAAATTGGCCACCTAAAAGCCATTACAAAGCCACTACTGACCATGATATAATAGTATCGTAAAAGTTTGACAATAAGAGGCATTTTGTAGTTCTCCTTTTTCAAAAATAACGGCAGACCGCTCTCGTTGAGGGCGGTTTTGCTGTATAAAGAGAGGTGGTGACGGTGGCAAAAGGAAAGTATGAAAAATGGCTTAAAAAAGAAAATTTACTACTGCTTGAGGGCTGGGCAAGGGACGGTCTGACCGATGAGCAGATAGCTAAGAATATAGGAATTACAGTATCAACATTTTATGAGTGGAAGAAAAAGTATTCGGAGATTTCGGAGTCCCTAAAAAAGGGCAAAGAGGTTGTGGACTATGAAGTTGAAAATGCTTTGTTGTCCTCTGCTCTTGAGGGCAACACTACTGCACAAATATTTTGGCTGAAAAACCGTCGCCCCGACAAGTGGCGGGATAAGCAAAAAGAGGAAACCGACAAGACCGCACTCGACAAGCTCGACAGCATTTTGAAAGAAATCAAAGATGACGCAGAAAGGAGCACAAACAATGCCGTACACGATTAAACAAAAAGAATATATCGCAAACGCTACACATCGTTGGAACATAAAAAGCGGTGCGGTGCGTTCGGGCAAAAGTTTTGTTGATGTCACCTGTATTGTGCCTATGCGTATTCGAGAGCGAATAGGTAAAGACGGTTTGTGCTTTATCATCGGAGTGTCAAAGGAAACAATCGAGCGAAATGTTTTACAGCCTATGCGTGAGCGTTACTCTTCCGACATTGTGGGTACAATCAACAGCCGAAACATTGCGAAGGTGTGCGGTGAAGATGTGTATTGTTTGGGTGCGGAAAAGGTCAGTCAGGTTGCTAAAATTCAGGGTGCGTCGGCAAAATATATTTACGGTGATGAGGTTGCAAAGTGGAACGAAGATGTTTTCAATATGCTTAAATCCCGACTTGACAAGCCTTATTCGTGCTTTGACGGCAGTTTAAACCCTGAACACCCAACTCATTGGCTCAAGAAATTCATTGACAGTGACGCAGATATTTATTTGCAGGAATACACGATTTTCGATAATAAATTCTTATCCGAGGAGTTTGTGAAGAACCTTTGCAATGAATATGAGGGTACAATTTTCTATGACCGTCTTATACTCGGGAAATGGGTGCGTGCAGAGGGTGCGATTTACCGCAGATTTGCCGACAATCCAAAGAATTTTTACTGCCGAATTACCGATAAAATCAACACGGATTTACCGTACAGGCAGTTTTTGAAATCGGAACTTGAAGAAGTGACAATCGGCATTGACTTTGGCGGCAATAAATCGGGTCACGCATTTGTGGCAACGGCAAAGACAAGAGGCTACAATAATTTAATAGCGTTGAAAAGCGAACGGCACTTCGGTGAATACGACGGAAACGACATTGACAGGCTGGCAATTAATTTTGCACAGTCTGTTTTTGATTTGTGCGGTGTTGTTGACTTTGTGTATTGGGATAACGCCGAAACCGTGCTCGGCAGAGGCATTAAACGAGCGTTTGAAGAGCATTTCCCAAATACCATAGTCAGACCCGCACGCAAATACCCCGTACAGGACCGTATTCAATGCCTGCTGCGACTTATGGGCGCGGGCAGATTCTTTTACACTGACGGCTGCGATACGCTTAAAACGGCATTGTGCGAGGCTGTATGGAATGATAAAAAACTTGTTGACGAAAGACTTGACGACGGTTCAACCGACATCGACAGCCTCGACAGTTTTGAATACACATTTGAACGGGATATGAAAAGATTTATAAGGGCGGTGTGAAATGCAATTCATAAATTTTTTGAAAGGAGTGTGGCAGAGAATGTTCCCTCTAAAGGATATTAAACAGGCTTTGGGCGTTAAACTTGCGATTACGGATGATATGATGCAAAGCATTGAAATGTGGCAGAAATGCTTTGCGGGGCAGGCTTTTTGGCTTTCCGACAGCGTTATAAGTTTAAGGCTTGAGCAGGCGATTACAAGAGAGTTTGCAAACATCACGCTTAACGAAATGACTGCAAGCGTAAGCAATGATAAATTGCAGAAAATCTTTGAAACCGCAACGGAAGACCTTAACTCCGAATTGCAGTCGGGACTTGCAACAGGCGCAATGGTGATTAAACCGTTAGGCGGCGACAAGGTGCAGTATATTTCCGCAAATGCCTTTGTGCCGATTGAATTTGACGCAAGGCATAGGCTTGTAAAAGTCATCTTTCCTGAATTTAAGAAGATCGGCGACAACTATTACACAAGGCTTGAGTATCACAGCCTTGATACCGAAAAGGGATTGACAATTACCAACACTGCTTATGTGTCTGCAAGTGAGGGGCAACTTGGAAGAGAAATTCCGCTTGCGGCAGTTGACGAGTGGGCAAGCCTGCCGAATGCTGTTACATACCCTGCAATGCTCCGCCCTGCTTTCGGTTATTTTCGCACACCGATTAAAAACACGATTGACGGCTCATCTTGCGGCGTTTCTGTCTACGCAAATGACATAAATCTTATTCGTAAAATAGACACACAATTCGGCAGACTTGATTGGGAGTTTGAGAGCGGCGAAAGGGCAATACATGTTGATGCCGCAGCTTTCAAGAAAGAGGGTACTGAAAAACTCAACAAAAGACTTTACAAAGCTGTAGATGTTGACCTCGGAGATAATGAATTGTTCAAAGATTTTTCTCCTGCAATTCGTCAATCTGATATTACGGACGGGCTAAATACATATCTTCGCAGACTTGAATTTTCAGTCGGCCTTGCATATGGCGACCTATCCGACCCCGACACTGTCGCAAAGACGGCTACGGAGATATTATCGGCTAAGAACCGAAAGTACAACACTGTATCGGCAATTCAGAAACAGCTTAAATATTGTCTTGACGATTTGGTGTATGCTCTCGCCTTTTACAATTCGCTGACAACAAGCGGTTACACATTCGTTTGTGACTTTAAGGACAGTATTCTCACAGATGAACAGACCGAACGCACACAGGATATTCAGGACTTGAGTCTTGGAATTATGCGACCTGATGAGTATCGTATGAAATGGTACGGCGAGGATGAACAGACCGCAAAAAAGAACCTGCCGCAAACCTCCGAGGTAGTTGACTGATGTTTACTCCCGAAGTTACAGAGGCAATCCCGATTGCGCTCGAGCAAATTTTTGACAGCCTGCAAATGAGCATAATGACGGAAATAGTAAGAATGTTACTTGAAGCTGCGGAGATTATACCGTCAACAGGCTATAAAATGAATAGACTGTACGATTTAGGTACAAGCAAAAAGCGAATCAAAGACATTGCCGCAAGGACACTTAACCTTAGCGATAAAGAAGTTGAAAACATCTTTACAAATATAACGGAAAGCGGATATAACGAGGCGGAGAGTGCTTTTATTGAACAAGGCAAGGAGTTTATACCATATTCAGAAAACGAGCCACTACAGCAATTTGTGAGGGCCGTACAAGAGCAGACACAAAACGAATGTAAAAACATTACACAGTCAATGGGCTTTGCAAAGCGACAGCCTGACGGCAGTTTGGGCTTTACTCCCGTTGCAGACTATTATCAAGAAACACTTGATAAAGCCGTCACGGAAATTGCAAGCGGTGCGAGTGATTATAATACCGTACTCGAAAAAACCGTAACCGAAATGACAAACAGCGGATTGCGTACGGTTGACTATGCAAGCGGTCACAGCAATAGAGTTACCGTTGCGGCAAGGCGTGCGGTGTCAACAGGACTGAATCAGGTTGTGGGCAAAATCAATGAGGAAAACGCCGAAAAACTCGGCACAAATTACTTTGAGGTATCGTGGCACAGTGGAGCAAGGCCGAGCCATCAGGTGTGGCAAGGCAGAGTGTACAGTAAGGAAGAACTCGAGAGCGTGTGCGGACTTGGCACGGTAACAGGACTTTGCGGCGCAAACTGCTATCACTCATATTCGCCTTTCACTCCCGGCATAACTCCACGCACATACACAGATGAACAGCTCGACAAGATGAACGCAGAGGAAAACAAGCCTGTAGAATACAACGGCAAGACATACACAAAGTACGAGGCAACCCAAAGACAGCGCAGACTTGAAACCACAATGCGGGCACAAAGGCAGAAAATAAAATTGCTTGAAGAAGGCGGGGCTGACGAGCAAGCAATAATTAACGCTCGTGCAAGATATGTAAAAACTTCCGATGAATATGTGAACTTCTCAAAAAGCGTCGGACTTTCTCAACAATGGGACAGGGTAACGGTTGGCGGCAGCAGCGTTGAGGGTATTACAAAGCCTAAAAAAGCCAGTTCACCGATAGGCGGAATAAAAACTACTTCTTTGCCGATTAAAAACACAGAAAATCATACCTTTAAAGGTAAATTCGGTGTTGAAAAATCGGGCGGTAGTGGTATAATAAAAGAGGAAAATAAAAAGCCTATTACGCCAATAACAGATAAAGCTATCGAGCGAGTGCCGAAAGTTGATATTGCCGGATATTCTGAAGAACAAAGGGTTGAAATTCAAAAACAACATAAGGAACTTTTGAAATTTTCAAAAGAACAAAATGACAATAAAGAAGTTGCATTTGTTTTTCGCGACGGATTGGTTGACTATAAACCATTTACAGGTTCTGATGAAAAAATTGACTTTGGCACATACTTGGAGACAAAAGGAAAAAATTTAACTATTTTACATAATCATCCGAGAAACAGTAGTTATTCTATGAACGATTTGGATGTATTTGCAAATAAAAATGTTAGAACAATTACTATTGTAAAAAACAACGGCACAGTTGAATATTTAACTAAAACCGATGATTTTGACAACAATAGATTTGCTCTTGAGTGTAATAGATTGTATAAGAAGATAGTGGTTAAGGAAACCGATGAGGAAAAAGATAGATTTGTTAAAACTTTGCTAAATAAATCAAAAGCTGGGGTGATTTGGAGTGGAAGAAAATAAATCAAGAAACGCAATTATCGACGGACCTATTGAATTGCAAATAAAATGTATGGAAGAATTTCTTTCTACATTAACAGACGAAGAAAAAGAACGCTCAATGTCGAGTGAATTTGACTACTTGGAAGAAGACTAACCGCTCCTTGTGGGCGGTTTTGTTATGCGTGAATTTAATACAGAGATTAGCACTTAATCAATCAGATTGAGTGCTTTTTTAATACCCAAAATCAGAAAGGCGGTGACAAAATGAAAGTAAAAGTAGTTGTGTCGTTTAACGATAAAATGAACGGTCTTATCAACAGACCTGTCAATGAAGTCTTTGAATGTACCAAAGACCGAGCGAAAAGCCTTATTGACAGAGGTTTTGTTATTGAGGTTGAAGACAACAAAAATAAAGCAGATTAAGCACCCTTGCATTTGATTGCATAGGTGCTTTTATTTTACCCCGCCGTTGGTTTATACGGCTGAATTTCTACCGCAGGCAAAGCGGAATATAAGCTATGCAGAAAGGATTTATATTATGAAGAACATACACACACTTCTCTCTGAAATTGGTATTACGATTCCCGATGAGAAAAAGGCAGAGTTTGACAAGGCAGTGCTTGCAAATTACAAGACTGTTGCAGAGGTTGAAAAAATCACAACCGCAAGAGATAATTACAAATCACAGCTTGAAACAGCACAGACAGCACTTAAAGAGTTTGAGGGCGTAGATGTCGAAAATCTTAAAAGCGAGATTGCAAAACTGAACATAAGCCTTAAAGACAAAGAAACCGAGTATCAAACAAAAATTGCGGATATGGAGTTTAACTCTGTACTTGACGGTGCTATTTCAAAGAGCGGTGCGAGAAACGCAACGGCGGTTAAGGCTTTGCTTGACCTTGACAGTCTTAAAACATCAAAAAATCAGGCAGACGATATTACTAAGGCTCTTGAAAGCGTGAAATCCGAAAACGGCTATATGTTCGGCTCGGACGAGCCTTTCCAAAACCCTGTGAAAAATACAGGAAATGCAGGCATTAAGTCTAATCCGCTCGCAAGTATGAGGGCGGCAATGGGACTTAGTACAGATGAAAAATAATTAATGAGGTGAAAATTTATGGCAAATTCTATTGCACTTTTTAAAACTTACACAACATTGCTTGACGAGGTTTACAAGCAGAGTTCACTTACAAGCGAACTTGACGGTGCGTCCGACCTTGCGACAGCGGGCGCAAACTCAAACGAGCTTATTATTCCAATGATTTCAATGGACGGTCTTGCAAATTATTCCCGTAACAGCGGATATGTTGGCGGCGATGTTACCCTTACTAACGAAACGGTTAAATGTAACTTCGACCGTGGCAGAATGTTTACTGTTGATACAATGGACAATGTAGAAACCGCAGGCGTTGCGTTCGGCAGACTTTCGGGCGAGTTTATCCGCACAAAGGTTGTGCCGGAGCTTGACGCATTCCGCTTTGCCGCATACGCAAGTCACGCAGGTATTACCTCTGCCACACCTGCAAACCTTACCACAGGTGCGGCGGTAATTGAAGCACTCCGCAAAGGTACTACTCAGATGGACGAGGACGAAGTTCCGTACGAGCAGCGTTACCTTTACATTACACCAACTCTTTACGGACTTGTGCAGGATTTGGACACAACAAAGTCAAGAGAGGTTCTCAGCAGATTTGCTAAGATTATCACAGTGCCGCAGACACGCTTTTATACAGCGATTGAACAGCTTGACGGCACATCAAGCGGCAAGACCAAGGGCGGCTATCAGAAAGCCACTGCCGCCTCAAACATCAACTTTATGATTATTCATAAGCCTGCGCTTATTCAGTTTACAAAGCACCTTGATACCAAGGTCATTGAACCTGCTGTGAATCAGGATTCGGACGGTTACAAGTTCGGTTACAGAATGGTCGGTATTGCAGATGTTTACGAAAATAAGACAGCGGGCATTTATCTCCACGCTGCTGCTAAGGCTGCTGCTGCTAAGGCTGCTGCTGCTAAGGCTTAAGAAGGTGTTAATATTGACCGTTTACGCTGACGAAAATTATTATAAATCCGAATATCTATGTGGCAGAAAAGCGGTCATTACCTCCGCTTTTGCCTACTATGCAAGAGAGGCAACGCTTATTATTAATGCTTACACAGGCTCAAATATCGACGATACAAAGGATATAATCGAGCCTGTGAAACTTTGTTGCTGTGAGGTCGCAGAGCTGATGTATAAAGCCGATAATATGAGCGGCAGTGAGGGCATAACATCAGAAAAAGTCGGAGATGTATCACGCTCGTATGAAAGCTGTGAGGTTCGCAAAAAGCAACTTACACGATGTGTTAAATCCGCAGTATATAAGTATCTTGCAGACACAGACCTTTTGTACAGAGGTGTTTGATTATGTTTACGGATACTATGATGACCCTTTACAGATTTAACGGCAAAGGGTTTGACAGGCTTATTATTCCGCATTGCCATTGGCAGGAGTGCAAAGCCGCTAACGTACTTAAAAGCGGAATGCAGAACGCTGACGGAATAGCTATATACATTCCGTTAAATGCGCTTGTTCTTGCTCCGAATGATTTTTTATTTCCGAGCAACGGTCTGTTTCCAAACGCTGATATATCCCCTCTGTCCCCCTCTCAAGACATTATTGTAAAAGGTGAGTGTAATTTCATCTTTGATAATTCAAGCGACAGGAGCGTATCAGAGAGCCTAAAAACCTTGCGTGACAAATACGAAATTCACACAGTAATGAGTATTGACCGTTTGCTTTACGGCCCTGCGGATTTACAGCACATCAAAGTATCTGCGAGGTGATTAAATGCTTTTTAATGTAAATCAGCCGACAGATGTTAGCGGCACTCTTTCTCTCAAGTGGAATAAAGAATTTGCTAATGATTTAAACAAGCATATAGCAAGAGCACAACGAGAGGTTGACAAGGATTGCATTAAGCTGATGAAGCCGTACACACCTTTTAAAATGGGTGTACTCGAAAACTCCGCAACTATACATACCGTTATCGGCAGTGGAGAAATTAAACAGATTACACCTTATGCAAGGTATCTTTACTATGGCAAGGTGTATGGTCCTAACTATCCGATCGTGCGAGAAAAAGACGGTACGGAGCATATCGTATTCGGACGCTATAGCGGTGACGGCATTATAATCGGTTGGCGAAGTCCTAAAGGCAAGAAAAAACACCCGACAGGCAGAGATATTCACTACAGCAAGGACAAGCACCCGCTTGCGGGCAAAATGTGGTTTGAGCGAATGAAAGCCGACCGCAAAGGAGATATTCTGCAAGCGGCGGCAAGAAGACTTGGGAGTAATGCAAAATGAATATAATCGAACTTGTGAGGTCGATTTTGCAGGAGTTTCCGAAAATCGGCGAGCTTGTGCACATTGATTATTCAACAAACAAAGTACAGGATTTTGGACTTTCTCCGACAGGCGACACGCTTGTCAGCGAAGACATTTTAGGAAATCAAACACGCAATCACACCTTTATCCTGTACGCAACCTGCCAGTCACTCAACGACTATGACCGACTTGTAAACAGCGGAATGTTGCTTGAACTGCAAATGTGGCTTGAACGGCACGCAGAGGGTGACATAGAAGTTGAAGTCGGCGACAACGTTTTATACGGTGAGCTTAAAAAACTCACTTGCTCAAACGGAATGCTTTACAGCATACCTGACGAAAACAACAACGGCGGTGTGCAGTACCAATTGCAAATCACCGCCCAATACGCTATTGAAAATTGATTAAAAATTGAAAGTGAGGAATTATTATGGCAGTATCAACACCCGATATCGGTAAACTCAAAAGAAGTTACCTTTTACATTTTATTGACGCAAGCTTTGGCACAGGCGAAAGTCCAAAGTGGTATCTTATCGGCAAGGACATTGACGATATGTCGGTCGAGCTTAGTCCGGACACAAGCACAGTAAAGAACATTCTTGATGAAACCTCTGTAAATGACAACGGCTACGAGCCTACCCTTGACGCAGGTACATATTACGCAAATACAGGTGACAGCATTTACCCGAAAATCAAGGATATTGCAATGAACCGCCTTACCGGCGACGACTGCAAAACGAAAATTCTTGAAGTGCTCATTGACAAGAAAACAGGCCCTTATGATGCTTGGATTGAGGACTGCATTGTTAAGCCGCAGTCATACGGCGGTGCGCAGGGCGGTGTAAACATTCCGTTTAATGTTACATTTGACGGCAACAGAAAGCAGGGTACAGCGACAATCTCAGATAAGGTACCGACATTTACCGAAACTGTATAAGGAGTGATTCTATGCAGAGTTTGAATTTTAAAACTCCCTTAAAAACATATGCAATCAACAATGATGAAAGCACGGTAATCAAGATTAACACCACAGACTACTCACTCGTTGAGCGAATTAACAAGCTGACAGAACGCACCGAAGCGCTTGTGCAGAAGTACAAGAATATGAAACCCGAGGATGTAACCTTTGAAATTTTTCTTGATGTTGACAAGGAAATCCGCAAAGAAATAGACTATGTTCTCGGTGCAGGTGTAAGTCAGAGTGCGTTTGGCGATGTAAATTGCCTTTCAATCTGTGATGATGGCAGTATGATTTTTGAGAACTTTCTCAACTGCGTTGTGCCGGTCATCGTAAGTGACATTGAAAACGCACACGCTCAGCAGAGCAAGCATATTGAGAAGTACCTCAATCAAGCAAAGAGGCTTGCAAAGTGATTGGATTACTTCCTACAAGCCTTGAAATAAACGGAGAGCAGTACGAGATTAATTCCGATTTTCGTATTGCTCTCTTGATTTTCGAGGCTTATGCCGACAAAGAGCTAACCTACGGCGAAAAAGCGGCAGTATGCTTGAATTGCTTATACAAGGAAGTTCCAAAGAATGTTGAGGAGGCACTCAAAAAGGCATTGTGGTTTCTTGACGGCGGAGATGTGCCGAAATCGAAAAAAGCTCCAGTCAAAATTATTGATTGGAGCTATGACGAAAGCATTATTTTCCCAGCACTTAACAAGGTTGCAGGCTTTGAAACAAGGATTGCAAGCTATGTGCATTGGTGGACTTTTCTCGGCTATTTCAGCGAGGTAGGCGACGGCTTGCTCTCGCAGGTAATGAACATAAGAGGCAAGCGTGCTAAGGGCAAAAAGCTTGAAAAATGGGAGCGTGATTTTTACAATGAGCACAAAGAGCTTGTTGACATCAAGGAAAAGCTCTCTCCCGAACAGCAAGCAGAACTTGACGCCGAAGAAGATTTTATAAACAATCTTGTATAGGTGCTTTATAAAATTATTGTTGACAATATACAAACTTTGTTATATTATGTAACAAAGGAGTGATTTTATGAACAGCAAATTTTACAAAGGTATAACAGTCGTACTATTGATACTTGGTGCAGTCGGAGGAATAGCTTTAGGCGCAGTTTTCCAAAGCGTACATACAAATATTCTTACCGATACGGTAACTCGTAGTTTTAATATTACCTTAATGCTTGTATGCTGGGTATCAACTGTATTTTTATGTCTAATATTTGGGGGCATCGCAAAAATACTTGCATACCTCGAAGAATTAGGTGCGGGTAAAAATTCAGTGATTACCAAAACAACAGATTGGGAATGCCCTAAATGTCATTGCATGAATAAAGCAGAGGCGACGGAATGTTCTAACTGCCATTTACCGCATAACAGTAACAAACAGCAAAAACCTGTTAGTAATGATAAATGGGAGTGTCCACAATGCCATTGCGTTAATTCTTATAGCAATATAGCAGAATGTCCTAATTGTCATTGGCGACCATAATTGATTTAAAAACAATGTAAAAGCCACTCCAAACGGGGTGGCTAAAATTTTATCAAATTATTTTTAAATAAGTATTGACATATGAACATAAACGGTGTACTATATGAACATAGGAGGTGAATGACGAATGAGAAAAGCTTTTAGGACAACAATAGATGAAGATGTACTATTCGAATTGAAGAAAATGGCACTTGAAAATGGGTGTCATGTAAATGACATAATAGAAAAATTAGTCCTTGATAATCTTCATGAACAGTATTTTACTAAGGACCTCAAAAAATTTCCTGAAATGAATTTAGCAGAAAAGCAATCTTATTTAAAAAGAAGAATGTCAAAAGTAATACAGGATGTTATGGATGAGTGTAATCTTAAAATAAAACCGTCTAATTTTACTGATATTATGGCAAGAACCATATCAGACTTAATTCTTTCGGACGATATATTGTTTCCTAAAAAGAAATAACGGCAACTATCCACCGACCAAAGCGATTAGTTACCGTTACAAAAAGACAGAAGTATCTCTATCTGAAATCTATTATATCATTTAGCGGAACTTCTGTCAAATTAAAATTATGATTATGATAGGAGTTTTTTATTATGGCAAATGTTTTTAAACAGAATTATCAGAATTTGGACAATCTCTATTGCGATTATGTAATGGGTGAAGACTATCGGAATAATGCTCTTGTAAAAGAGGTTAACAAATTATCCGATTCAGCACTTGAGGAGGCTATAAGTTTTTTAAAACTCGGTAAAAACCTTGATGCAGAAGACAGTATTATTCAAGGTGCTGTTGTACACGAGGAACTTGGCTTTTTGCTCGGCTTTTCTTACGCTATGAAGATTATGCAGGAAAGTGTCAAAAACATTTGATTTGAAAGGACTAAATGATATGAAAGCTATGGAATACAAAGGACAGAAAGTTATTACAACTGCAATGCTTGCAGAAGCATATGGAACGAGTACGAGTTATATCAGTAAAAACTTTTCTCGTAACAAAAGCAAATTTGTTGAGGGAAAGCATTATTTCTATTTGGAAGGAAAGGAATTTAAAAACTTTGTAACCAGTAGTCTAAAAGACGAGTGGTCAAAGAGAGCAAGTCATTTATACTTATGGACCGAACGAGGAGCAAATCACCACTGCAAAATTCTTGATACAGACAAGGCGTGGGAGCAGTTTGAAAATCTCGAGGAAACATATTTCAGAGTAAAAGAAGCGGTTAATGCATTTGTTTCTCCAGATACGGTAAAGTATCTTAACGGTGTTGCTAATTATCTGCGTATTCAGCGTGCAATTATGAAAGACAAAGGTTGCACACCTCTTGAAATTGCTCAAATGGATAAACTGACTTGCGATACATATGGAATACCTGTTCCGGATAGCCTGTCAGCCCCTAAGGCATACGAACAGCTTGCGATTGCAGGTATAACACAAAAGAAACTTGAAGCAAAGAACTCATAACAACTAAATAAGCTAATTACAGCGTACATCTTCGGGTGTGCGCTGTTTTTATACCACAAGGGTACCGCATTTTGCTGTGCCCTTTTAATTTTACAGAAAGGAGTGTGATTACATGGCGGTTGACGGTAGCTTGATTTTTAATACCAAAATCGACACAAGCGGTCTTAACAGCGATATTGCAAGAATCAATAAAGCTATTGAAGCGGCTCAGAGCAAGGCTCAGGCAGGTGCTAAGACTACTGCTCAGACTGCACAAAATGCAACTCAACAAGTGTCAAATTCTGCCGACAAAATAGTTGATGAAGTTAAAAACAACACATCAGATATTGGCGCTCAGATACAAAATATAATTGCTGATACAGAGAGAAGTGCAAAGTCGAAAGCAATGTCTATTGCTTCTATTCTGAAACGAACAGGAATGACACAAGCAGAGGCAATGCAGGCAGCTTGGGATAAAGTAAACAGTTCTGTTTCACAGCAAGTGAAAAAAACAAATTCAGAGGTTGAGCAAGAAACAGAAAGAACAGGCAAAAATATTAAAGAGAATACTGATTTATACAGTAAACAGGTTCTTGATGTGCTGAAAAGCATTGATAAAAATGTTGCAGACAGCTCAAAAAATATATCTGAAAAGGTACAGAAAGCAGTGACTTTGAGTGCAAGTAAAGCTAAGCAATCATTACAAACAGTCAGAACGGCTGTTGACAGACTGCAAAGCAAGGCGAAAATGATTGGTAGAACGCTGCTTACCGCTTTCGGTACGGCGGCGGTTGTGAGCTTTGGCAAGGAAAGCATAGAGCTTGGCTCGGACCTTGCAGAAGTGCAGAATGTAGTTGATGTTACTTTTAGTCATATGTCTGCAAGTGTGGACGATTGGGCAAAGTCGGCACAAAAAGCCTACGGCTTGTCTGAAACTATGGCTAAAAAATATGTCGGCACTTTTGGTTCTATGGCGGAGGCTTTCGGCTTTACAGAACAGCAGGCATTTGATATGTCCACATCATTAACTGCTCTTACGGGCGATGTGGCGTCATTTTATAACATCACACAAGATGAGGCATACACAAAACTAAAATCTGTTTTCAGCGGTGAAACAGAAACGCTCAAAGACCTTGGCATTGTGATGACGCAGAACGCACTTGACAATTACGCAATGGCAAACGGATGGGGCAAGACCACATCTGCTATGACTGAGGCAGAAAAGGTAACGCTTAGATATAACTTTGTACTCGGTCAGTTGAGCAATGCAACGGGTGACTTTGCACGCACTCAGAACAGTTGGGCAAATCAAACGAGAATTTTACAGCTGCAGTTTGACAGTATCAAGGCTACAATCGGTCAAGGCTTGATAAATGCTTTTACTCCACTGCTTAATTGCATTAATCAATTTATTTCAAGACTTAGCGTTGCGGCACAGAAATTTAAAGACTTTACAGCTCAGGTGTTCGGCTATTCTACTGCAACAAGCAATGCAACAAGCTCAGCTGTAAGCGATATGTCAGACCTTGCAAGTCAAGCGGACAGCTCTACTTCTGAGATTGAAAAAACATCGGAGGCAGCCGAGGACTTACAGAAAAACCTTGCAGGCTTTGATGAACTCAATGTGATGAGCGACACCTCGGACAACAGCTCAGACACAAGTACGCAAGCGCCAAGCTCTGAAATCAAATCAATGCAAAATGCACTTGAGCAATCTATGCTTGACAGCGACAGGCGTACAAGCAAAACTATTGACAATATTATAAATTCGCTTGACAAGGTAAAAACCGCCTGCGTAACGATTAAAAATTCGTGGGCAAAGGTGTGGAATAACGGTACAGGCGAAAAGGTGCTTGGAAATATCAACGCTTTAATTAACACTTTCGTAAGCACAGTTGGCGACATTGCAGAGGCTTTTACAAATGCTTGGGACAAAGCAGGCTTAGGTGACAGCGTGGTGCAATCGTTTATCGACAAATGGAACAGCCTTGTTGAGCTTTTGGATACGGTAGGCGATACATTCAGGCAGGTGTGGAATGACGGTAAGGGCGAGAAAATTTGGAGCAATATACTTGAGATTATCCGCAACTGCAATAACTATACTGAAACTCTCAGAACCAAAATTAAAGACGCTTGGGAGAAAAACGATACAGGCAGAAAAATTTGGGAGAGCATATTAGGCATTGTCGAAGATATAACAGGGCTGCTTGATGAAATGTCAGCTGACCGCCTCGAATGGCTTGAGGACCTTGACATTAACCCCGTTGCACAGGCGGTTGAACGCTTGACCGAGGGATTCAGAAATCTGCTCAAGGCTTGCGGAGATAAGCTAAAACAAGCGTACAAGAATGTTTTATTGCCGCTTGCAAAATGGACGATTGAGAAAGCTGTACCAGATTTGTTAAATTTGTTTTCTGAGGCTCTTGAGACAATTTCAGATATAGTTAATAAGATAAGTCCGGATATGTTAAAAGCAGTAGCAACGGGTATTGGCGCTGTTGCCGCAGCAGTTATCGCATTCAAGACAGGTAAGACTATTGCGAGTGGTATAAGTGAAGTCACATCAGCAGTTAAAAACATCAGTTCCGTTATTTCGGCTAACCCTCTGCTTATTATAGCAAGCGCAATAACGGGTATTGTTTCAGCGGTTCAAATTTACAATGAACTAAAATGGAGCAATTCTGAGGCTAAAAAGTTTTGTGATGAAATAGACGATGTGAAAAACAGACTTGAAAATACAACGCAGAAAATTACCGACACAATCAAAAATACATTAGATAAGGTTGACCAGCTCTATGCTGATAATACATTGATTGATGAATATCAGGATAAACTTGAAACCTTAATCAGCAAAGCTGAACTTACTCCCGAAGAACAGTCAGAATTGCAAACTATCGTTACATATTTTAAAGATAATGTTAGCGGCTTTAGCGATACATGGGATAATTATGTCACAATAAGCGATGGGGGTAAGGTTGAGCTGAAAGGTGATTTATCTGAGATACAAGATGAAATCAATAATACGATTGATCAATATCAATTATTAGCTAACAGTTCGGCTTTATCAGAATTACAAACCGAAAATTCTAAATCTATAATTTCAGCAAGAAAAAATCAAAGCGAATTGCTTTCAGAACTTAATTCTAAGCAGACTCAAATTGAAAACAAATTAAAGCAGAGTGGAAAAACTTACAGTTGGCTTATTAACCAGTACGAGAGATATAAAAATAATTCTTTAAAAGCAGATGATAGAATTGACGCAAAAAATAATATTGAAACCGTGTTAGGCAACGGTGGATACGAAGAAATAAATTCTTTAATGAAACTAAAAAATTCATACAATGAATGTACAGCTGGGCTTAACAAGCTAATAATGACACAAGATGATATGTCTGATGTTCAAAAAGTTCTCAAAGGAGATTATTCCGATGCTGCAGCAGTTTTAATGACATACAAAGCTGGAATGATCAGTCTTGAAGATGTACAAAACTCGCAATGGAAAACATTAAACAAACTTGAAGAAGCCGCCAAAGACTCAGGAAAAAACACTGTAATGGGACTTGTTGAGGGTACACAGGAATATCAAGAAGCCCTTGTAAAAAACAGTAACGGACTTGCAAACACTATATTAAGAGAATATGACAGTGCAATGGATATACATTCTCCGTCAAAAGAAATGTATAAGCGTGGACAATATACAGTTTTAGGTCTTGTCAATGGTTTATCTGATACAAGTATAAAGGTACAGAGTGTCATTACCATGATGTTAAAGAATATAAGAATGGCTTTAGAACCTATAAAAACAATCTTTTCAAATGTGTTCACTCCGATTTATGACATTCTAAAAACTCCTCTTAACAATGCACTAACAGGAATTGAAACTTTTATAAACGGCTTTATTTCTGCAATCAATAAAATGTTGTCGGGTGTGGACACGGTTGCAAATTCGATAGGCAAGTTGTTTGGGCAGGAATGGCACGCAGGTCGGCTTGATAAGGTGCACATCCCCAAACTTGCTACAGGCACATATGTACCTGCAAATTACGGTGAATTTCTTGCAGTTCTCGGCGATAATAAGCGTGAAGCGGAAGTTGTTTCGCCAATATCAGCAATGAAACAGGCTATGGCTGAGGTACTTGCTGAATATGGCGGAGCGGGCAACGGCGGTGATATTCACATTACATTGACTATGCCCGACGGCAGGGTGCTTTTTGAGGCTGTTGCTGATGAGAACAACAAAATCAAGAAACGCACAGGCAGGTCCGCTTTTGCGTAAGGAGGGATAAGATTGGGTGAATTTAAAGGCTATTTAATTAAATTCCCGAAAAACGGCTTGCAGTTTCCGCATAAGCTCATAGCTAAAGAGAGTTATCAAGCCACACCTTTACAGCGTACGGAGATTAAAGCCTATCGTGACAGCAACAACCTTTTAAGGCGAGTAACATCACCGAACAACAAAACTAAGATTACATTCAATACCAAGGACGGTCTTACCCTTGCTGAAATGAGAACTATTCGCAGTGTTTTAAACGGTGCTATGTCAAATTCTCAGCAACGCAAGCTCAATGTTGAATACTGGGACGATGAACTTCTTGCGTACCGCACTATGACCGCATATATACCCGATATAACATACACGCCAAAGCTTATTACCGCAGACAACATTAAATATGCGGCGGTAACATTTACATTTATTGAATATTAAGAGGTGGTTAATTTGCTTGAAGTTTCAAGTCTGCACAAAAAGCAGGCAATCGAAAATTTGATTGAAAATATACTGACAATCTCATTTCCCGACGGTGAATATCCAGATATAACAGAGAAAAATATAGCAAGCGAAAGTATGAGCCTTAAACAGTCAATTTGCGATGAAAGCAAGCTGAAATTTGGTGGCTGTATTGCCGCTGAAATTAACATTGACATTGTAAATTCAATTGACAGAACCTTTACAAATGACCTTGTAGGCAAATGGATAAGCGTAAAATTAACGCAGCGTTTTCCGAGCGGAGAAAAGCTGCTGCCATCTGCAAAGCTGTTTTTAGGTACATCACTTTTGCCGGGAGAAACCGTAGCTATAAAGGAATATTATTTGTTTAGCGGTATTATTGACAGTGCCAAGCTTGACAAGAATAACCGCAATAAGCGACACATTGTCGCTTATGACGCACTCTCTATGTTATATGATATTGACGCAACAAATAAGCTGTTTGATTTATGGAAAACTTATCCAAACGGCTATAAAATCGGCGAATTGGTTGTGCTATGCCTTAACTACAACGGAAAGCATATGATTCAGGTCGAGGATAACAAAGAAATTCTCGACGAAGTAATAAACCAACAGTCAGGGCTTACCGTGCGTGATTTTCCGACATATAATCAGGCGTGGCTTGAAAATTCAGACACGATTACATACGGCGAGATACTAAAAAATTGTTGTGAAATGCTCGGTTTATTCGGTGCTGTTGTGCCGAATAAAGGTAAAGGTGTATTCAGATATATTGAACTTGGCAAAAATACAGAAACGTATGATTTTTACGAAAATCTTTACGCAGAGGAATACAATTGTACAGGTTATAACAGTTTTAATTTTTCGTACGGTTATTCTTTAAACAACAGACAATCTAAAATAACCGTAGCAGAATCGCCGTTAGGCGAAGAAAATTATTTTTATGATTTAACGAAAAATATCATTTGCTGGCAAAAAGATGACGGCACAGGCGGTGCTTTAGTTCACAATGTGCAAAATTTATTGCATGGAAAAACAGGCGAGCGCTTTTATAACTGCTCGTACACACCGCTTACAGCTACTCTTGACGGCAGACCGTGGCTGCAAGTAGGTGACGGTATAGAAATTGAAAATTATATAACAGACACAAACGGCGATTTTGTTTTAGATGAAAACGGAGAGCCGAAAAAGAAAAAAATAAAAGCCTATGTGCTTAGTCGGACCTTAAGCGGAATTAAAGCTCTGACAGACAGCATAGAGGCAAAGGGGGAATAAATATTATGGCATACACAAAAACAAATTGGGAAGACGCACCGAGCACAGCTACACCACTTTGCGCAGAAAACCTCAACAAAATCGAAAACGGCATATACGAGAACAGCATAGACATAGCGCTTACGGGTAGCAACATCAACACGCTAAGTGAGAGAATAATTGCGATTAACACAGCCTTATCTGCAAAGGCAGATAAAACCGAGCTTGAAGATGAAATAACAGACCTTGACGAAACAGTGACAATGAAGATTAATCTTAAAGCGGATAAGGACAGTGTAGACAATGCAGTCGCTCAGCTAAGCAAGCAGATTGCAGACAATAAGTCCTCAGCTGATGAGTCAATCAGTACTCTGAGTCAGACCGTAACAGACAACAAAACAGCGACAGACAAGTCGCTTGCGGCTAAATATGATAGCTCAAATTTTGAGAGTGGTACAGGAACATTAGCACCAGCCCAAGAAATATATGCTGGTTGCGAGGGCAGTTTTGTATATTCTAAAAATGGTAATATTGTAACTGTATCGGTCAATATTACGGCACTGCTCTCTCATAAAAAATATATTCAGATGTCAGGTTTACCGTATGCGGCAAAAAACGAAAGTAGGTTGTCTAGTTTTGTTGTATATTCAACAGCAAATAAATTAATAAACATCAGACTTGACGGCTCTTGGATTTATGTCAGTTCAACGGACATTTTTGCAGAGGACGAAAAAATCAATTTCATTATTACTTACATAATCAGATAAGGAGCGAGTTACTATGGAAATCAAAGAAAGAATTACACTCGATATGCTCACAAAAGACAGTGTAAGCGTATTAAGACAGAAGTTTATCAATCTCGGTGGCGAAGATGTGCAGGTCGGTGAGAATGTCCGCAACGCATATATGAATTGTGAAAACGACAGGGAAATACTTAAAGCAGAGCTTTCAGAGGAATATTATAACGCTATTATGGCGGTGTGGGAGGTATAAATATGTCTTATAAATTTAAAGAAATATGGTGCAACAAAGGTAATTTTACAGAGGACAACAGAAAATATTCTGACATTGATACACTTGTTATTCATTACACCGGCAACGACGGTGACACAGCAGAGAATAACGGTAATTACTTTAAGAATAATGTAGTTGAAACATCTGCACATTATTTTGTCGATGATACAACGGTTGTACGATCTGTCGCTGACAAAAATATTGCTTGGCATGCAGGCGACTGGGATATTAACTGTCGCTCAATCGGAATTGAAATTGCAGGTTCAACAACAGAATGCACAGGCAAGACACTTGAAAATGTAATCTTACTTGCTCAACGACTTATGAAAAAGTATAACATCAAAAAAGACAAAGTAATTCGTCATTATGATGCTAACGGTAAAATCTGCCCAGGCTTCTGGTGCGGTTCATCAGCAAAGGACAAGCTGTGGAAGGAACAGTTTTTAAATAAACTTGAGAGTAATTCTGAAAGCAAAGAGGAATCAAAAGTTGAAAAAGATGATAAACCTACGATTGAATATTGCGTATTTGCAGGCGGTAAGTGGTTACCAACTGTAAAAGGTTTATCAGACTTCGCAGGCATTGCCGGCGAGGCAATCAGCGGTCTTGCAATCAGAGTAACAAAAGGTAAGATTAAGTACAGAGTGCATATTAAAGGCGGTCACTGGCTTAGCTGGGTTACAGGCTTTAATCTTAATGATGATGTAAACGGCTATGCCGGTATTCTCGGAATGGATATTGATGCTGTACAGATTTATTATACAACTCCTGCTGATGTTAAGTCCGCACACGGCAGCTACTATAAGGCTACATACAGAGTTTCTGCAGTTAATGAAGACTATTATGATTGGCAGCACGATGACGAAAAAGACAGTAAGCAGGACGGCTACGCAGGAACAAAGGGCAAGGCTATTGACCGTATTGAGCTTACTTTAACTTGATTTGGAGGTATAACTAAACTATGAAAGACAATATTATTCAGGCTACTGTTTCAGTAGCTATCGGTGCTCTGATATCATATTTTAATATCTTACTTATCCCAATTCTTGTGCTCATCGCTGTAATGCTTATTGATTATATTACAGGACTGACATCTGCGTACAAAAATAAAGAGATTAAGAGCAAGACAGGCTTGATTGGCATACTCAAGAAATTGAGCTATCTTGTTCTCGTATGCGTGGGCGGTGTTGTTGATTATCTTATCTGCACAGGACTTGCAAGCGTGGGAATTGACTACAGCAGCTACTGCTTTGGATTGATTGTGGCTGTATGGCTTATCATCAATGAGCTTATAAGTATTCTCGAAAATCTGAGCGAGCTTGGAACACCGATTCCACCGTTTTTAGTTAAAATTGTACACAGATTGAAAGACTCGGTTGACAGTAAGACTGATTATGATACCGATAAAAAAGAATAATACATAAGTTTAGCCCCTCGGATACCAAAGTGGTATTTGAGGGGCTTTTACTGTGTAATTTACTGTGTAACTTTATTGATTTTAGCTGATATTGTTTGATACCGAAATTCACTCAAAAAGCAAAGGCTGAGTGATTGAAAAACATAGCAAATAAGCCGATTTTTCAGTGTTTATCACAAAAAATAAGCACCCGATTGCTCGAGTGCTTTTGGCGGAGATGGAGAGATTTGAACTCT